TGGTCGTATATCTAAAATATTAGTTATGTATTTATAGGCCGAAGGATTCTTCTTTTCTAATTTAGCTAATTTGCGATCTATTTCAATTTTCTTAGTATTAGTATTGGTTTGGGGTAATTGCCTGTATGGGATATTCTTTATTGTAGGTAGATTAATTGTTATGTTTTCAAACCAAGCTAAGATGGTAATTCCTACTGCGTAATTATTACCATTTTTAGCTAGTAAATCTGTTATACCGAATAAAGATAATGTAACAAAATCTTCAGGGGTGGGAGTATTTAAATCATAAGCTTCTTTGTAGGAAGCAAATGGGATAACCATTTCTGCTGTATCATTGATTTGAACATCTATTTCTATTCCAGGATATGCTGTCACTCCAGCTCTACTATTATATTGCTGGCGTCTTGCCTTATCTACTTTATGTTCATACGGGGAATATGTTAGCCAAAATCTTCCGGCCACCATGGGATTTGTATTTAGAACTAATTTTATGTGACAATCTGCCTTAAAGTATTGATGGTTATTTGCCTTATCTAACTTGCCACCCAGCTTAAGAATGTCTCCTGGTAAGGAATACTGTCTGATGGCTGGTTGGGGGTCTTTAAAAGTTGCTGCGTTAAGGGGTTTGTGGTTATCGTTTGATTCACCTTGAACAAGCTCGAATTGATCGAGGACAACAGTTCTAGAAAGAAAATCCACAATTGTCGCTGTAGAATCAAGCTTAGCAAGAGAGCTAGTCGTTTGCGGAGCAATTGGAAGAGCGACGCGAGGTTGTTCAACATCGTGGAAAACTGTGAGTTCTTGTCTGGTAAGGGAATTTTCTGGGGTCGTCTCGCTAAGTTCCGATTGTGCGTGGGAAGCAGAGGTTGTTGCCGTTTTCGTCTCAAAAGAATTCGCATTGTTTGATTGAGCAGGTTTGGGTATTTCGGAACGCCAGAATAACATCCTGACTGCTATAGCAACCCGATATAGCTGTTCCTAGTCGCTAGAGGTTTTAGTGGGGCTGCCACTGGAGCACCTCATCCTAAATAGGACACTCCCTTATTTCTCTAAAGCCTTACAACATGTAGTTCAACGACAATTTCCTATGTTGCTGGTAACCAGAAGAGAAACGTTTTGATTATAAAAAGTATTCCATATTTCGTAAATGCCAATAGCCGTCATAAGAATTGTGGTTTAAAACCACGCCAGTTTTGTCATAAAAGGCTTTCTCAATTTGTGGAGTCCACTTATCGAAAACAGCCCGTGGATGCATAGCCAATTCCATAATTGCATTTTCACAATTAATCTTGGTACTTTCCACTTGATCCAGATCTTTCCGTACCCAATTAATCATCTCTAGAATTGTATTGATGTCCAAAGGCGCATCATAACAATTTCGCTCCTCATTGAAGATAAATCCTCTCTTGAGAAATGAAACTTCTTCCAGAGTCTTATAATCGGGTACTCCTTTTCCTATTTGCTTTGTTTCGTCTGTGTATGTAAATCCAAATTCCGCAAAGTATTTTGTGATTGTATTCATATTGAATAAATGGGAAATCAGGGGGTGAATATTGATTACATTATCATCTCCATAGGATATCAGTGATACTAGCAATCTGAATAGCTCCATCCGTGTTTTACAGCCAAATTTCTTCATAAGTTCCATGAAGAAGGCCTTATGTTCTTCAAAACACCGGAGGAAACACAACCGCAACCCTATCGAATTGATCAAACAATTTAAGGGAGTAGTCGCAGGATTGCCAGATGGTTGAGAATGAGTCATCATATAGAAGAATTGTTCACAAAGATGTACTGAATTTAAAATTTCCTCAATCAAAACATAACGGATTAGGTCATTACCATCATCATAGAATTCGTTTGCCATTCGGGCAAACAAATACATAATCATGGCATTTAAGGATCCATCAAAGTTTGAAAAATCTCCAGCAATCACTTTCTTGCCCTTTGAAGTGCACTTCTTTACAGTGCGTGACCAATCATAAGAGTACACATTTCTACCAACTGAGATTTCGTTGTCAATACGATTACGAGCACAGTGGGCAGCAAAACCCAAGAAATAC